AAGGAACTGGAACAAGTGGTACCGGACGGATTGACGCTGGACCAGTTCACCTCACAGACACGTGTGGACAAGGGACTGGCCAATCTCAACCCTGACCAAGTCACGGGCATGATGGCACAGTTGAGCAAGGAAACGTCACAGTCCTACAATGACTTCTCTGTGGAGTCGGGTATAGGCAAGTTTGGAATCAGCCCTGAACAGTTGGAGGCCACGGGTTACCTCAAACCAGGCACAGTGAAAAACTTCCTGAGCAGTCCGGGCAATACCTCGATCAACCTGCTGGGCCAGAGCAAGACCGACCTGGAGAAGGTGTTGAGCAACACCAACGTCTGGACCAACAAGGGAGGTGCCACTGACCTGACATCATTCCTGGGATCAGAAAGCATACAGGACACAGTGATACAGGACGTGTACCGAAACGATCTCAGCAAGTTGAAGGCCAATGGCGTGATCAAGGGCACAGAGGACACCGCGGACGTGGCAGGCATGTTGAATGCCAGCGCCAAGCACGGCAACGATGACGTGATAGCATGGGTCAAGGGCAACGTGCCCAGGACGGTCAACAGCATCAGGCAGACGGCCAGGAACGCACAGTTCGCCACCAAGTTCGTGGACAGCAAGATCACTCCGGATCTCAGTGGATTCAGCAGTCCGGGTGGATTTGCCAACACCACTCAGTCCGACGGAGTTGACGCAGGAGCCGGTGCTTTCATCAGCAATGGCAAGGTACCGCCCATAAAATATTCATAGATAAATATTGTCATGGCAACTTACATTGGATTCAGCACGATAGACAGGAAGAGGAAGTTCACACTCACGGACAATGATCTAGTGGTGCGTGACGTGCTCAACAGCCTGTTGATCAGGAAAGGCGAGAAACTGGGCCGTCCCGACTATGGCACGGACCTATGGGGTCTGGTGTTCGAACCATTGAATGACCAGATGATCAAGGCACTCCAGCAGGAACTACAACAGACCATCGAGCAGGATCCACGGGTGAAATTCGAGGACGCACAGGTCAATCCGGGAGCCAACGGCATACTGGTGGAACTGTTCATCACGGTGCTACCCACATCCGAACAACAGAGACTGAGCCTGTTCTTTGACCAGGACCAACAGACACTCACACTGCTGTAATATCCACACTTAAAGTTATAAAGTAAGCAGTTATCTAAGGTGATAAATACTGGATAACAGAGAGATACTATGGCTAAAACTACCAGACAGACAGCAATTTTTGGTGCGGAAGATTGGAGGAGACTATACCAGACCTTCCGTGAAGCAGACCTCCAGAGCTATGACTATGAGACCCTGCGTAAGTCGATGGTCGATTACCTCAGGTTGTACTATCCTGAGACCTTCAACGACTACGTAGAATCATCGGAATTCGTGGCACTGCTGGATCTCATGTCATTCATGGGACAGGGACTGTCCTTCCGCAATGACCTAAACACCAGGGAGAACTTCCTGGGCACCGCTGAGCGAAGAGACTCAGTGATCAAGTTGGCAGAGCTCGTGGGATACACTCCCAAGCGTAACACCAGCTCAGAGGGTTACCTCAAGGTGGACAGCGTCACCACCACAGAAAGCGTGATAGACTACAATGGCTTCAATCTCTCGGGCCTGCAGGTCAATTGGAACGACGCCACCAACGTGGACTGGTACGAGCAGTTCACCAGCATCATGAACGCCGCTTTCGTGTCCAGCCAACGTGTGGGACGTCCGGGTAACAAACAGGAAGTGCTGGGAGTCAGCACAGAAGAATATGAATTCAACGTGGTCGCAGGTTACCTGCCTGTGGTACCATTCGAGACATCAGTGGATGGCATCAGCATGAACTTCGAGGTGGTGTCAGCAACATCAGTGAACCAGACATACATATATGAACCCGCACCACAGACCAATGGACAGATGAACGTGCTGTACCGCAACGACAAGTTGGGATATGGCAGTGCCAACACAGGCTTCTTCTTTTACTTCAAGCAGGGTTCATTGATCAGCCAGGACTTCACGGTACAGGAAAGGATAGCCAACCGCGTGGTGGACATAGACCAGGACGGAGTCAACAACAATGACGTGTGGCTGTTCGAGGTACAGGACGAGGGACGATCACTCACCGAGTGGAGCAAGGTGGACAACATCTTCGCGGTGGGAGCCACTCCCACAACCAACAACCAACTGAGGCGTGCATATGCAGTCAAGTCCAGGGGCAACGATCAGATCAGCCTGGTGTTCGGTGACGGCATATTTGCCAGACAACCAGTGGGCACGTTCAGGACGTTCCTGAGGACATCCAATGGACTGGAGTACGTGCTCAATCCAGATGACCTACAGAGCGTGCAGGTCACACTGCCGTACGTGAGCAAGACCGGACGCAACGAGACACTGACATTTTCGCTGAGCCTACAGACCACCATCACCAATTCCAAGTTCAGGGAGAACCTGGAAGAGATCAAGACACGTGCGCCATCCAACTACTACACACAGAACAGGATGGTCAATGGTGAGGACTACAACAACTTTCCGTACACGCAGTTCACTTCCATACTGAAGTCAAAGGCAGTGGGCAGGTCCAGCATCGGACTGTCCAGATACCTGGATCTACTGGATCCCACTGGAAAGTTTTCCAGCACCAACACTTTCTGTGCGGACGGCATGCTGTACAGGAACTACGAGGATCCCAACTTCACGTTCACGTTCGTCGACACCAATGACATCTCGAACGTGCTGGTGAACCAACTGGAGCCCGTGCTGGCATCCAGGGAGTTCTCGCACTTCTATCATGACAAGTTCGTGAGGCCTAGCCTTACAGACATAGACATTTCGTGGCAACAGTCGACCAGCACCACCAACCAGGCCACAGGATATTTCAAGAACAGCGACGGCAATGCCGTGGCGGTGGGATCATCGGCATCCAACAACGGCAAGTACATCGACCAGGGAAGCCTGGTCAAGTTCGAACCACCCGCTGGTTATTTCTTTGACGCCAACAACAGGCTGAAGGTGGGCACACCAACCGGACTCAATGAGAAATTGGTGATATGGTCCACTGTGTCCTCGCTGACACTGGATGGAACCAACTTTGGAGAAGGCAACCTGAGTGACGGCACGGGACCCGTGACCCTCAACCAGTTCGTGCCGACCGGGGCCATACCCACGCAGGTGATAGCCAAACTGGTGACGGACCTGCCGGCCAGCATAGAGGCGCTGATGATAGCACAGACCGAGCTGTACAGAGACTTCGGCATTGGGTATGACAACACCAATGGCACATGGTACCTGATCACGGCGGACAACCTGAACAAGGACGCGGACTGGTCAACGAACTATGCACAGAACACTGACAGGCTACAGCGTGACGCCAGTTGGTTGGTGCAGTTCACCACCGATGGCGAGACCTACACGGTGAAGTACAGGAACCTCAAGTACTACTTCGCCAGCGTGCAGGAAAACAGATTCATATTCGATTCAGCGGACAAGATATTTGATCCCAAGACCGGCAAGACGGTGAACGACTTCGTCAACGTGCTGAAGATGAACAGCAAGCCAGACTCCAACGACAACCTCACCACTGACCTGAGAATGGACATAGTGGGACAGGAAGTGGAGACTGATGGCTTCATCGACAACTTCAAGGTGTCGGTCAGTTACGCTGACAGCGACGGAGATGGCATCGCTGACGATCCGGACATATTCACGGAGGTGGTGGCACCCACGGTGAGTTCGGCAACCAAGGTGGTGTTCCTGGAAAAGACCACGGACTTTGACAACCTGGAGAGATTCCTACCAGTGGCGTCCGGAGTGATCAACACACTGTACGCTGACCTGGATGCGATGGAACTGGCCAAGACCGAATACCTGAACAACCAGGTGTTCTACGGAACCACCAGCAAGAAATTCTACAAACTGTCAGTGGTGGGAACCACATACACCCTGGAGGCATCAACAGATTACATCTACAGGACGGGCAGGCAGGACATATTTTTCCAGTACAGCCACAACTCCAGCAACAACAAGAGGGTGGATCCCGGGATCACCAACATCATTGACGTGTTCCTGGTGACCAGTTCCTACTACACAGCGTACCAGAACTGGATACTGGATGGCACAGGCTCGGTCACTGAGCCCGACGTGCCCACCATAGACGAATTATCAGTGTCCTACAGCACCCTGAATGAATACAAGATGATCAGTGACAACATGATACTGAACTCCGTGAGCTTCAAGCCGTTGTTCGGTCCCAAGGCCGCTGAGGAATTGCAGGCCAGGATCAAGGTCATCAGGGTAGCGGACACAGTGACCAGCACCAGCGAGATCAAATCACGTGTGGTGGAGTCACTGAATGACTACTTCAACATAGACAACTGGGACTTTGGCGACACTTTCTATTTCTCGGAACTGTCGGCATACCTGCACGAGGAACTGGGAGACATAGTTTCTTCCGTGGTGCTGGTACCCAACGATCCAGCCAAGAGCTTCGGAGACCTGTACGAGATCAGATCAGGACCAAATGAAATATTCGCGAACGCCGCGACAGTGGATGACATTGAAGTGGTGACAGCATTGACACCTAGCGTGTTGAGAACAGCATCAAATAGTGGGATTATCTAATGGCAACTAGAGTGAGGACGGTAGATCTACTACCTGAGATATTTAGAACCGAGACCAACAAGAAGTTCCTGTCGGCCACGCTGGACCAGATGTTCCAGCCTTCCAAACTCAGGAGGGTACAGGGATACATAGGCAAGCGTTATGGCGTCGGCGTGGACCAAACGGACAAGTACGTCATCGAGCCAGACAAGGAAAGGACCGACTACCAGTTGGAGCCGACGGTGGTGTACAAGACACCCAACACACAGAAGACCAAGGACCTACTGACCTATCCCGGACTGATAGACGCACTGGACGTCAATGATGCCATCACTGGCAGGCATGACAGGTTGTTCTCCAGTGACTACTATGCCTGGGATCCATTCGTGGACTATGACAAGTTCGTCAACTTTGGACAGTACTACTGGACGGCCGCCGGACCGGATTCGGTTGACGTGCAGGCATCGGAGGTGGCAATATCCGACGACCTTGACGTGTCACGTGAAAGCAAGGGCTACAAGTTCAGTGGAATTTCGGGTACCAATCCCACACTGACACTGGCCAGGGGCGGAAACTACACGTTCAATGTCACACAGACGGGCAATCCATTCTACATACAGTCAGATCCCGGCACCAGTGGCGTCGTTCCCGGCAGGGAGAACGTGTCCAGCCGTGAGGTGTTCGGAGTGGTCAACAACGGAGATGACAACGGCACCGTGACCTTCAATGTGCCATCAGCGGATGCACAGAGTTTCT